GGTCGACAATCGGCTGGAACGCTTGAGTTAAAGGAAGATAAGAACGGCTTATTTATGTCAGTACAGCCGCCTGATACTCAGCTTATCCGTGATCTTGTTTTGACACCTATTGAGCGCGGCGATATTAATGATCAAAGTTTTGGATTTACAATTGCTGCGGATGAATGGGAAGGCTTGGATACTGATCATCCGGTTCGTACCATAACTGAAGTACGTGAGGTGTTTGACGTTTCACCTGTTACTTATCCTGCGTATCCTGATACTTCGGTTGCTTTGAGGTCATTAGTAGTAGCAAAGCGTGAATTGGATCAAGTTGTTCCTTTGCATATTGAAGTTTATATAAAAGGATTAGAAGATTTAACTTTAGAAAATGAGTTTGAATTTGATTTTGATTCTAAAGATGATGTACGAAATTTTGTTAATAAGCTTAAAGAACTACGGTTATCATTAAACCCAATGGTCAATGATGATGATAGCGCGGGTGATTCATCCGATGATGATAGCACATCCGACACAGAGGTTAGAGACATTCTTTCTGAAATCGAACAACTACAGGAGAAACATAAATTATGAGAACAATTAAGCAATTACAAGAGGATATTGGCATTCTGATGAAAAAGCTCGGCGACATGAGATCCTTGTGCGTTGCTGAAAAACGTGATCCTACTAAAGAAGAGCGTGTACTTGCTGAAGGCTATCTTAATGAAATTGATGATCTTGAAGAAGCCTTAAAGTTGGAACAGCGTTCGCAAGATGCAATGGATCGAATTAAACGTTCTGATGCAGAGCCTGATCGTACTGAAATTGATTCTGAAAAAGAACAACGTCAAGCCAGACAGAATAATTTTGCTTCAGCTGGTGAATTTTACCAAGCTGTTATGAAGGCTGGTATGCCGGGCGGTCCAGTTGATCCGCGATTATCAACACGTGCTGCAACAGGTTTATCAGAAAGTATTCCTTCTGATGGTGGCTTTTTAGTAGAATCAGAAATGGCTAGTGAAATTTTGAAAACTGTATGGGATACGGGTATGATTCTACCGCGGATTAGTAAGGTTACCCTTACTGGCAATAAAACAGGTATGAAGTTTAACGGTTTGGATGAAACCAGTCGAGTTGACGGTTCTCGTGCGGGTGGTATTCGTGCATACTGGGCGGCAGAGGCGGCAGAGAAAACTGCATCAAAGCCTAAATTTCGTCAGATTCAATTGACATTGAATAAGCTCATCGGTCTGTGTTATGCAACTGATGAATTACTTGATGATGCTTCAGCTTTGGAAACAACTATTAATGAAGGTTTCCGTGATGAGTTTGATTTTAAATTGACAGATGGCGTTATCAATGGTACTGGTGCAGGTCAGCCTTTGGGTATTTTGAATGCGGGTTGTATGGTTTCTGTAACTAAAGAGACGGGTCAAGCTGCAGCTACTATCGTTTACGAAAACGTACTTAAGATGTGGTCACGTTTATTGGCTAGAAGTCGGCCTAACGCAATTTGGGTAATTAATCAAGATTGTGAGCCACAACTTCATGCAATGGCATTAACTATTGGCACAGGCGGCGTACCGGTTTATATGCCTGCAGGCGGCGCTTCTGGTTCTCCTTATTCAACTCTGTTTGGCCGTCCAGTTGTACCAATTGAGCATTGTCAGACTTTGGGAACAACTGGTGATATTATGCTTTGCGATTTCTCTAAGTATAAAGCGATTGATAAGGGCGGTCTGCAAAATGATGTATCGATTCATGTGAGGTTCATATATGATGAATCAGTCTTTCGGTTTGTATATCGTTTTGACGGTCAGCCTGTATTGGAATCAGCAATTACGCCGTACAAAGGAACGAATACTTTAAGTCATTTTGTAAAACTTGACACTCGTCCTTAATCGTAAATCATAAATTTTAAAACGGAGGTCTAAAAAATGAGACTTGCAGAAATGTACAAAATTGTTCCGGTCTTGAGTGATCAAGATCTTTCTAGCGCTGCTGCTATGTCTGGTGATTCGATTAACATGGAAGGTTTTCATCATTGTATGTATATCGTAAATTTCCAGACTCTTGGCGGCGCTGCTATCTATGTTAAAGTATACTCTGGCGCTACTGACGGTGCTAAGACATCTGCTTTGACATTTAATTATGCGTTTGGTTCTGCTGCTGCAGCTGCAGCAAGTTGTGACGTACTTGGAGCCTGGGCAACGTCGGCTAATTTGTCTGTAGCACATGCGACCTATGATAATTACATGCTAATTATCGAAATTGATGCTTCAGATATGGATGTTGCTAATGCTGAAAATTGGTTAACGATTAGCTTTGAAGATACAGATACAGGAGCAACTGGAAATGTATCTGTCGTTGCTGTATTGGTTCCGAGATATACTAAAAACTTGTCATTGACAGCGTTGACATAATTATCTTGGGCGGCGGGTTTTTACCTATTTTTTTTTAGCAGTTTGGGGGTCTCCTTTCCTGCCGCCCATTTTTAAAGGAGGTGATTTTGTGTCGATGCGAATAGTGTTTTTAGAAACTTATGAAAGTCATGAACCGGGAAAGGATTATTTTATTGAAAGGACTTTGGCACAGCGACTTTGTGAAAAGGGAGTAGCTCAGCCGTATATGGTTTATCATAAGGAACGAGTAGAAGAGGCTACTAAATTAGCACAGCGAGCAGCTGCAGCTGCTGAAGCTACGCTAAAAGCTGAGTCTAAGAAAAAAACTGCTCCTAAAAAGAAACCTATTAAAAGACTGCCAGCTAAACGTACCAAAAAGATCGAGAAGGCGGTTACAATCGAAAAATAATTGCGCATTGGTTCACTCAGAATCATTGTACACAACTAAGGAGGTGCATTGTGCAAACAAGATCTTACTGGACAAATAATAACATGACATTCCGCGACGAAGATCTGGGGCCGACGGCTGGCGGGTCTATGTGGCAAACCTGCCCGCTGGTGGCATTGATTGATCCGTCGGTGGCAACCGTATTTTATGACGATTTCACATATTTGGCATCCGCGAAAGGTGCGGCAACGGACGACGGATGGACGTTTGTCGAAGATGATGGCGCGGGCGGAACGGATGCTTTGCAAGATGCCGCCAACGGTATTTATAAGCATTTTACGGATGGCGATGCGAACGACGAAGCTTATATGATAAGCGCCAACGAATGCTGGAAGTTTGCCGCTGGCAAGTCTTTATGGCTGGAAGCGCGAATAGCAATTACCGAGGGCAACACGGACGATTCGGCATGGATTATGGGTTTAATGGACAACGCCGGTGCCGATGCCATGGTCGACGGCGGCGCCGGACCGGCAGCCAGCTATGATGGCGCAGTTATACACGGCGTCAAAGATGCTTTGACGATCCATTTTGAAACCAGCAACGCGGCGACTCAAAGCACGTCTACAGCATGCGGGTCATATGTTAGTGGCACTTTTTTCAATGCCGGATTTTGGGCAAAAACCGAATCGACAAGTGACACGGTCGCGGTGGTGACGCCGTATATTAACGGAATCGCATACACGGCGCGCAATATTACATTGGCCGGACTAGCGGAAATGCATTTTATTTTTGGAACTAAGGCAGCGGCAGCCGAGGAAGCCTTTTCAATTGATTATGTGAAAATCGTTCAAATTAGATAATCTAAAGCCGGGGTTTAACGCCCCGGCAGGAGGTTTAAAATGGCTATTGATGTACAAAGTCCAGCAAGCGCGAAAGCAGGCTGGATTAAAAATGCAAATTCGGCTGATGCATCGGGTTGCGAGGAAATTATAGCAGCTCCTGGTGCAGGTAAATATTTTGAAATTGATCATGTATCGATTTCATCTGATACAGCCGAATCTGTAACTCTTGGGGAAGGTGAGACTGCGGGAGCAGTTACTACTGCGCTTTTGGGTCCTGTAACTTTTGCTGCAGGCCAGTGTATTATCTGGAATTTTAATCCGCCGATGAAGACTACTGCAAACTTATCGTTAACTGTTGATGCTGGCGGTGCTGCTAATATTAATGTATTCGTACAAGGGCGAACAAAATAATGAATTTTACTGTAGCTGCGCCGTCTATAACGCCCACGGTAGATGGGCCTGAAATGCGGTTGACTCCAAAGTTGGAGTCTGCTGGATATGTGCGAGATACTCAGGGTGATTTCATTCTTGATGCAGCGGGGGAAAAGATTTCTGATACCGGCTTAGATGGAACTGGCCCAGACGGTACTTTTCCGTCTGAATTTTCAGCGCGAATTCCAGAGGAGTAAGCCATGCCTACTGATATAACTACCAGAGCACTGCCTAATGGAACGTTTGTTATTACGGTTGCGTTCTTTGATGATGACGGGTCAGCGGTAACACCTAATGATCCAACAACATGGTCGCTGAAGGATACCGCTGGAAATATTATTAACAGCCGAGAAGACGTTGCGATTACGGAAGATACTACGGTTGATATTGTTCTACAGGGCGCGGATCTCGCAGCGACAGGAGTCAATGATGATGGCATCAGAATACTTTCTGTCGACGGTACTTATGATAGTGATGCTGGTTCTGATCTCCCTTTGGATAACAGCAGCCAGTTTGTTGTTGATACTCTCTTGCCTGTTAGTTTGCAGGAAGCCAAGCGTCAGGTATCTATTGTAAGTACTAATACTGATCATGATTTTAGACTTGCGCAATGCATAACTGCAGCGCGTGAAGCGGCTGAAAAGTTTACAAAACGTAGATTATTAACACAAACGGTTACGGCGTATCTTAATGAGTGGCCTGAAGGTGATGAAATTTTACTTCCTTATGGCAACTTAATTTCGGTTACAAGTGTTAAGTATAAAGATACGGATGGTAATCAAAGTACTTTTTCATCTAATGATTATATAGTTGAAACAAATACTCATCTTGGTAAAATTGTACTAGGCTATGGAGAGGTTTGGCCTACAGTTACTTTATATCCTACAAGTCCCATTGAAATTGAATATTCTTGTGGCTATGGCGCGCATGCGGGTGATGTTCCTGCAATGATACGACACGCAATAAAATTAGGTATTGCAGATTTATTTGAAAATCATGAGCCAAGTATTTTAGGCCAAGGCTTTACATACGTTCAAACAAAAATGGTTGAACGTCTATTATATCCGTATAAACTTTGGACACGTCATCATGCGATCGGGACCACTTAGACACTTAATAACGATTCAACAGGTAAGTGAAACTGTTGATAGTATGGGTAGTAGTACAACGTCATGGACAACGTATGTTACTGCATTTGCTTCAATTTCTCCTGTTAAAGGTATGGAGGAACTTGAGCATAAGAAACTTGAGCATGATAACGTATATCGAATTTGGATACGATATGATTCAGGAGTTACGGCTAAAATGCGCATTTCATGGAATAGTCGAATTTTTAGGATTATTTCAATTCGTAATCCTGAAGAACGCAATCGTACGCTTGAATTGATGGCTGAAGAGGATGTAACATGAAATTTATAAAAACTATTTTAGCAGGATCTGGTGGTAGTAAAATAGTTCTTGATATTGATAGCGAACCGTTTTTAAAATTAGTAAAAAAAGAAGCAGATAAAGTTGCTAAAGATCAAGCTGGAAAGTTAATAGCAGAATCTCGACAGTATCTAATGACTAGAGCAAAATCTCCAACAGGTAAGTTAGCATCTGAAATTAAAGTTGAGCGGTCTAAATTTATAGGCGGCGGTTATGCAGTAGAGGCACAAGGACCTGGAAATTACGATAGATTTTATGCTACTTTTGTTGAGTTAGGTTCTATACGTAATCCTGAGCCTATTCCTTTTTTACGTCGACCACTTGAAGCACGAAAACCCAGAATCTTAGAAGCGTATAAGGATTTGTTTGACTAATGAAAGCAGTTCTTGATGCAATATATTTAGAGTTTGCGCCAGCTGGAGCTAAACCAAATTTTTATGACGATATGAGCGGACGATTACGTTTGCATGAGGCGCGACAGAATGAAACATTTCCTTATTGTGTATACGCGTTAATTGGTGTTGGAAATGATCAGTTTTTTGGTCAACAGTATCATGAAAGTTTAACAATTCAGTTTAATATATTTGATCAAGATTCAAGTGCAGTTAGCGTCAATAATTATTATGAAAATTTAAAAACTTTGTATGATGATTGTGATTTAACTGTATCTGGATGGACTCATCTTTGGATGGAACGAAATTGGGGCTATTTACTACGGGACGAACAAGAAAATGTTTGGCAATATGCAGTTCAGTATCGCGTCTTAATTGAAAAATAAGGGAGAATAAAATGCATGTAGCAAGTATGGAGTTGATGGCTAAATTTGCAGAAGACTATGCTGATAAAAAATCACTTGTTCTTGATATAGGTAGCTTTGATGTCAACGGAACTTATAAAGAATTATTTAGCGACTGTAAAAGTTATATGGGATTGGATATTACAGAAGGCCCAAATGTAGATTTAGCTGTTGATGATCCATATCAGTGGCCCTTAAAAGACGGTTATTTTGATATAGTAATATCGGGTCAAACATTTGAACATATTGAAAAGCCTACTGAAACTATTAAGGAAATGGCACGAGTCTTAAAGCCAGGCGGACATTGTTGTATTATTGCACCAAGCGCGGGACCCGTTCATCATTATCCTATTTTTACAGGGCATTGGAGCGTATCTAAGTTTAGAAAATTGGCAAAGGCGGCAAAGCTTACTGTCATAAAAGCTGAAGTTCATAAAGCTGAGCCTTGGGATGACGTAATATTAATTGTTAAAAAATAAAGGAGCTAATCGTGGAAAAGGAGCTAAAACTTAATTTAGGATGCGGAGCAAAGAAGTTAGAAGGTTACGTTAATATTGATAAAAATTCAAAATATGATCCTGATGTGTTAGTTGATATTGAAGTGGATGGATTACCTTACGAACGTGAAACGTGTGATCTTGTAGTTGCAAAAGATTTTTTGGAACATATTTTACCTGAAAATACAATTTTTGTGATAGAAGAAATTTGGCGGGTTCTTAAAATAGACTGTGAGTTTGAACATTATACACCGTCTACAGATGGACGAGGAGCTTTTCAAGATCCAACGCATCGTTCATTTTGGAATTTTAATTCTTGGAATTATTTTGTAGTTGATGATTTTAGAGAACAGATAGGGACAAAAGCTAAATTTGAAGTTGTACAATTAAAAGATCATTTAACTAGCGATGTGCATCAAATTATTCATACTCACGGCATTTTTAAGAAGGTGAGATCATGAATCGTAAAGTTAGTATATGCATACCGGTTGTTCGGCTAGAACAATCATTTAAGTGTATCGAAGCGATTCATGAAAATGCGGGTATTCCGAAAGAGCAATATGAAGTGTTAACAGCAATTGATCATGAGCGAATTGGCTGTCCTAAAATGCTAGCTAAACTTGTGGGACGAGCTAAGCATGACTTGATATGTTTTCTGGGTGATGATACTATACCGCAAAAGAATTTTTTAAAGCATGCGCTTGAAGAAATGAAGAAATTGCCTGATGAGTGGGGAGTGGTTGGATTTAATTCTGATGGAAATGATCATGCTCATTGGCTGGCTCATCGTTTAATATTAGATCTTATTCCCGGAGGTGAGTTTTTTCCACTTGAGTATCACCACTGTTTTGGTGATGATGAGTTAAAGGATATTGCTCAGGAGTGTGGTAAGTGGACTTACGCAATAAAAGCTAAGGTTGAACATTTACATCCTATATTTGCTAAAGCTGAGTATGATGAGTTTTATCAAACAGCTTATGACGAGGGCAAGTTCGAGCATGATCGGTCTGTATATCATCGACGTAGAATTGAACGAATACTTGCAAATCGTGGGGGTAGACCTTCAATTGCTATGGCATTTCCTTTGACTAATGCTGAGGTTTATAGTCATTTTATGTTTTCAATTTTACGAATTGATAAGCCCTGGGTTGATCAGTTACTTATGCCAGATTATGCGGGTAATCATGATGCAGTTCGTAATAATCTTGTAATACAGGCACTTAATTTAAGATGTACACATATTCTTATGATGGACACAGATCAGATTTATTGTGATAAGGATATGATAGAACGTATGGTTAATTGGAATCAGCCCATAGTGGGAGCAAGAGTACATAGACGTTATCCGCCGTTTGATCCTTTGATGCTACGCGGTAAAATTGGTAGTTTTTATACTGTCCCAAATGATGAGATTGAAGCAGCTCGAAACGGAAGTAAGAGTTTAATTGAAGTGGATGCAACAGGTTGTGGCTGCGTTTTATATGATTTAAGAGTATTTGCAAAAGTTAATTATCCTTGGTTTGAGCTAACTACGAATCCTGAAACAGGTAAGCCTGTAGGAGAAGATATTGGATTTTGTGCAAAGCTAAAAGAGCATGATTATAAAGTTTACGTTGACGCGTCTATTGAAATCCAGCATTTGACTTTACATGCTACTGATTGGGGAACGTGGAAAACATATTCAAAAATTCACAAATTGGAGCAAAAACCCGGAGCGAATAATTAATAGGGAGGTGAATTATAATGGCGAACGAAAGTAAAAAAGGCATTGATTGTAAAGTAACCATAGGTTCAAATAATATTCTTGGTATGGGTACTTGGACAATCGGTGGCGGAAGTGTTGCGGAACTAGATGATACTGAATTCGGCGACGACTATGCTGATATGGTTCTTGGACTCATTACTGGCGGTAACGTATCGTTTAATGGCTTGTATAAAAAGGACGACACGCAAGGTCAGGATTTAGTTCGACAGGCATTTTTCCATAGATCTGATTTGACTGATATTAGATTTTATGTCGATGATACCAGTTATTACACGCCCAATTCAACTACGGCTGCAGGCGGCGGACTACCTGCTAACGTTCCTGTTTCGCATATCAACATTACGGCCGAACCGCAAACTTCGGCGGATCGTTCCGGGTTGATGCAGGTGTCTTTCAGTGGCAGATGTGTTGGAGCAATGCGACTGATTTAAACGAGTTTAACAGTGTGGGCAGGGGATGCATCCTTGGTGGGTGTGCTACCAGCTCCGGCACACCCGCCCACTTAACTTAGGAGCAAAGGAGTAGGAGTAATGAGAATTTCAAAAACATTAGAACGGTGGTTTAAAATTCCACAGGATCCCGATAACGGTGAGATTTTAATTGTTCATTTACGTCCAGGAGAAGTTCAAGAGATTTTAACAGCAAATATGACACAAGAATTTATATACGAGCAAGGTGATGAACGTCCTCGTATGATTCAACGTCAAAATCCAGGAAGTAATAGAGATAAACAAATTTTATCAGCGGTGAGAAATTGGAAAAATTTCTATGATGAAGACGGAAAGAAGATGAAATGCGACGAAGCTAATGTTATAAAGGCAATACAAAAAATAGACGGCTTTGTTGAATTTGTTTCGGAATGTCGGGAGAAATTAGCTAAAGATGCAAAAAGTGATTTTGAGGAACAAAAAAAAATTTAGTTGAACATGTGTTAGGTTTAATGGAAAAACCCGATTGTACTCTTTGTCAAAAAATTTATGGTGATGAAGCTCCACCTTGTTTTGAATGTTTTCCGCCGTTGTTAATTGAAAATGTATTACCTAATAAGATACTCCAGTTAGCGTTATCACAGATTGGAGTTAATAATGCTTCGGTATTTCAGATAATTGAACGATATGTATCAGAATTTCAAGATCAAGAACAATGTTTTGATTTAATATTTGAAGCGGGCCAAGAAATTAAAGCACATATATCTAAACAGCAAGCAGCAGCAAAACAAGCACAAAGTTCAGGAAACCAAAAATATTTGCATTAGGTGAGTTATGGCACGAATTGGATCAGCATTAGTTTATATTCGAGCTAAAGTAGATAAGTTAAAGACTGATCTTTTAGGCGCTGAATCGGCTATGGATTTATCGACATCTAAAATGTCAAAATCTATTGGCCGTATTAACTGGAAGGCAGTAGGATTAGCAGCAGCAGGCGCGGGTGTTGCAGTTGGCGCTGCTATGAATAAATCGATTCAAGCTGCAAGTGATCTACAGGAGACTGTTTCTAAGTTTGATACTGTATTTGGTGCTCAAAAGGAAGTAGCTGACGCGTTTGTGGTTGAACTAAGAAGCGGTTTTGCTATGAGTGAGAAAGATGCTCGTAGTTTTATGGCAGCTATGCAAGATTTATTAGTTCCGATGGGCATGAATGCTGATAATGCTGCGCAGTTATCTGGTGAAATTGTTAAGCTGTCTGCTGATTTAGGATCATTTAATAATTTACCTACAGCTCAAGTAATGGGAGATATTCAGTCTGCGCTAGTCGGCAACTATGAGACTATGAAAAAGTATGGTGTCGTATTAAGTGCTTCAACAGTCCAACAAAAAGCGCTTGAAATGGGGCTGGCTGATTCTAAAGATCAGCTAACGGCTAATCATAAGGCTCAGGCTGCGTATCAAATGATAGTGGAAGGGTCTACTTTTGCTATAGGTGATATGGCACGAACTGTAGATAGCTTTGCTAATTTGATGAAACAGAACGAAGCTGTCATGGGCGATCTTTGGGCCGATCTCGGTAAGGTGTTCCTTCCACTTGCTTCAGAAGCGCTTAAAGCGTTCACAAATTTAATAAAAAATAACAAAGATGGTATTATCAGCTTCGCCCAGAATATCGTGTGGCTTGTAGAGGACTTGATTTGGTTAGGAGAAACGGCGTTTGATTGGTTCAAGGATTTTGGCGATCATTTGACGCAAGTTACGAAACCAGCACTAGAATCAATCGGCGGCGTCACGCGCAACTTGACGACCGCGACCATGGGATTAAACCAAGAAGTCGAAGCAACCGAAACGGCATACGAACTTGCAAAAGAAGCTAGCGACAATACTTATGCGGCCATGAATCGCGGCGCGCTAGACGCGCTGGCAGCATTTGAAAAAAGCAACAAGGGCATGGTCGAGGTCGCGAAAAAAGCGCAGGAAGAAACGACCAAGGATCACGAAGCGAACTTAAAATTGCGTGAGGACAATTGGAGCGCGTTTGTCAATGTCGTTGATCAATCGACGCAGCAACTTGAATCCGACCAGGTGATGTCATGGAATAATATAAAAGATAACTGGACGCAAAAAAACGATGAAATGGAGGATAACTGGAGCGCATTTACGAACACTATAGATCAATCATCGCAAAAACTTGAAAGCGATCAAGCGCAAACTTGGTTTAATATCCGCGACAGCTGGACAAAAGAAAATAAAACAATGACCGACGTCGCTAATGAGTTTTATCAGGACGTAAAAGACGGGGCAAAACAAGGGTTCGAAAAATTTAGAAATTACGCGCAAAGCGCTGGAGATAGTATCGAAGATTTTTTCGGCGATGTGCGCGACGTTGTATCTGAAACGATTGGGACGATGGTCGATGATTTGATCGACGGAACGCTCGATATGGATAGCGCCATGGACACAATGACCGAAGGAATGGTCGATTCTCTCGGAAATTTTGCAACAAAAATGTTTGATAAGGTGTTTGACACAATTGTTGATTTAATCGCCGTAAATATTGGTCTGGGCGCAGCTGAGTCGGGCGCAAGTAAAGGCTGGGCAGGCGCGCTGGCGGCAGCTGCCGAAATCGGTTTGTATACGTCGATGGCAATTGCTGCGGTCTTGGCAGCGCGCGGAATTCAAGGCAATTGGGCCGAGGGCGGCTGGATCGAGGGGCATCCATGAGGCGGCGTCATCAATGCCGGGTCCGGCATTGCAGACGATGTTTTTTTAGGGTCAACTGGCAACGTTGATCATTACGCTATGGGCGGCGAGTTTGTCGTCAATAAAGACGCGACTAAAAAACATTTAGGCTTATTATATGCAATAAATTCGGATAAGCATGCTGAAGGTGGGCATATTCGCAAAAACTATGCCATGGGCGATGGAGTAGACGCGCCATGGGAACCGGTCGCGGATTCTTTAGCGCTAGGAACCGGCATGGCATTCGCGGCTGGAACAGCGCAGGGCGGTCCGTGGTATGGTATTGGCTATGCAGCCGCAACGCTTATAAAAACAGTGCTTGGATCCTTTGGCGCGAAGGCCATCGCAGCCGGAATTAAAAACAACATGGCCAACGGCGGCCAAGTACAAAAAAATTATGCCAGCGGCGGGGTTTTGTGCGAAGAAATCGCGCCAGGCGTGCTTATGTGTCGGCGCGACGATGGAGACGATTGGTGGAATCCGAGCGGAATATTCGATCCGATAACGGATATTGTTGACGACATAACAAACAGAACCGACTTGATAAACGATTGGATAAGTGAAAATTTGCCGGGGGGTGAGTTTATCGGAGATTTGGGAGATTGGACGATAGAAGAACTTAACCGGTTGAACGATGTTATATCAGGCGACACGACTTTATGGGAAGCAATAAGCGACGGGTGGGAAGGCGCAAAAGACCATATCGAGGATATTTATAACTATTTTCAGGACTGTTTCGACGAGATGATAGATTGGGATGCATTCTGGGCGCTAATTCATGATTTGATTAGATTGCCGTTAAAACAAGTATCAAAAGATTTAGCAACGCCAGAAATGTATTACACTGACGTAACAGGCACGCTGGACGACATATTCAGCAAAGCGCCGGATCTGATTTGGGAATATTTAAAAGGGCAGTTTAGCGATCCGCTCGACTGGCTTGACTGTTTGCATACCGGAACGGATTATGTCCCGCGGACAGGTACATATTTATTAGAAGAAGGTGAAGCGGTTGTCCCGAAGGGGCAAAACGCCGGTGGTGGATCGCAAATCATATTTATAAACAAAGGGATTATCACAACGAGCGATGTCGACGGCTGGTTCGCTGATCGCATGGAATCGGTCAGGGTCGGGCGTCGCGGATATAGTTATCAAACAGTAGAATCCGACACGGTAGGGCTACGCATATGACTGTTAAAATAATTGCCGAGAATCAGGTCAAGGAATCGCATTTTTTATCCGCAACCGAGCAAGCCGGAATCTATATCGGACAGCCGGTCGCGGACGCTAGCAACACGGGTAATCTACGACCGATTACGTCGGGAGATGAAAATGGCACGATCACTGATTTCACATATTACGGCACATTAAGCGGACAATTTGACTTGATATTCAATCCAGATTTCGAACAGACATACACGGCGGGGCTGGCCACTAGTTGGAGCCAATTCGGAGCGGGTCAAACGTAT